GTAGGACTGGATACTGTGGAAGAGGGGGGGCCCACTCACCCATTCCCAAATTTTTTACAAAACTTTTTGGTATACTAAACCAATTGGAGAACTGAATATGAAATGGCAACTTGTTAATCCTATATACGATGTTGAGAGACTGATTACTAAGTTTNANGGGTTCTATGGTTCCGAGTCTGGGGTACTGGGCTTTGATGAAAGATTCCTGAGAAAGAACTTAACGGTGGCTGCTACTGTNCAATTNTTTGACAAGAGCAAGGAGTTCATTGCTTACGCAGAAGAAGATGNACGGATACTGGGGGTCTGTTGGTTTGATCGGGGTGGGTATGCTTCCTACTCACAAAGAGAGATATCCAATAGCAANTTCCACCATATTGACCTGACATTGTCCGTACGACAAAGAATCAGGGTGTTGAATCAGATGATTGACCAACATCTTTTATGGGCTGATAATTGGGGTATTCCTATTGTGTGTAGCACAAGTATTCGTAAAGACTATGAGGGCTTTATGAGGGTTCATGAGAAGCGTGGATTTACTGTCAACGGGTCATATGCTTGGATAGATACCAAAGAAGGGGTTAAATGGATACGGTAAAAGAAACAAAGAAAGCCATTGAACTGGCTACAGGCAAGAGAACTCCAAAGGCCAAGTCCGTGGTCAACAATGTGACCGAGTATGGGGCACTCTTTAATAGACTTAATACTGAAAGACAAGAAAAGGGTCTACCACCCTTAAAGACAGCTATGGAAGTTTTGATAGATGCCATGCAGTCTGATGAGCTAGACATGAAGGACAAGGCTAGAATTGCTGATAAATTAGCACCCTTTGAATCCTCAAGAGCACCTATAATCTCCATAGAGCACGTTCAAAACATCCAAAAGGATGAAGAGGAAGATGCTGAACAAGCGTTAGAAAGTTTCCTAGAATCTTTAAAGAAAGCTTAAAATGCCACTAATGAAGTCTAAAAGCAAATCCGCATTTGGCAAGAATATTGCCGAAGAGCGTAAAGAAGGTAAAAGCATGAAGCAAGCAGTTGCTATTGCTTATTCCATGAAGCGTGATTCCGATGACAAACGTAAATCCAAAAAGGATAAAAAATGAACTACAACTGCGAAAACTCTGCACCAAAGATGATGCCCCAAGCTCCTAATCGCAAAGGCAACATTTCTAAAGACCCTGCCAAACTGACAGGTGGAGTAACTGCTATCACTAATCCAAAGGGTAGCGTTGCATATGCACCAGGCAAGATGGGTGTTGCTACTCACAATGGTAACCCTATTGCTGGCAGAAGCCAAAAGGTCATGGTTGCTAAAGCCAAGCAGTTGTATGATGGTATGTGCCACAACGATGGTTACATGAATGCTGATCGTACCAATTACCTAAAGTGAGAATACCATGTACGGAAAAATAATTGATGGTGGAAAGCAAATGTCCAAAGGTTTGACCAAGGGCATTAATGACAAGTTGGATGGATTCAAAGGTGAGAATGAGCGTAGGGCTGTAGTGGCCAATGCGGTACTTGATGCCTACAAGGTCAATACCGTAAGCTCTCAGCACACCAATGACATCCATAATAGTGGAAAATTTACCAAAGCTAGTGTACCTAAAAAAGTTTAAAAGGAATTGAAATGGCTACTTATGATATTGAGGCTTTAAAAGCCGACTTACCCACGGCTAAAGAGCTAGCGCAATTTGTTTATGACAAGACTCAGATTGCCCTAGATTTGATTGGTAAGCCAAAAGAAGAACAGTACCTGGTTGCAAAGAATGCTCTTGAAGGAAAGAAGATTCCCCAAGACTACCAGACAGATGAGAACCCTTACATAGACCGTAAGGAACTTATTCCTGTTGATGAGATGAAGAAAATCCCACCAAGACCTGATGACCTTCCCCCAGAAGATGCCAGAGTTCATTTCTTTGGTGCAACCAATATGCCCCACCCATTGGACCCACAGTCTGATAAAAAGGTAATGATTAACTTTTGGAAATATGAGAATGGCATGATCACCTACCAAATCTCAGGACCTGTAGAACAAGTAGCAATAGGTTCTAGAATCAATAAGTTTGGTCAAACCCAACCTGAGAAGTATGGATGGATTGATCCTCGTACAGAAGAGATTCTTCTTAGAAGACAAGATGGATCTTTTACTGAAAAAGGCCGTGGTATCTATTCGTACTGCATCGGAGAGAAAGGTGCAGGGATTTGGCCTTTGATCGACAAAGATGTTATTACGCTTACTGAAAAGAACATCGCTAATCCTTGGGCTTAAATGGACGATTATTCAAAAGTCTTTCGGCATAAACTCCCTGGTCAAACAGAGATTTGTGCCAGAAAAAGCCTTGAACTTCTAGAGAAAAATCTAAGGGGTGAGCAGACGTTCACTCCTGAAGAGATTTACTATCTAGCAAGCGCAGCAGAGATTCTTTTGGATATGTCCACCAAATATGGCCAAGAGTGAAGCAAGTGACTATGTACTTCCCCTATATAAGAGTAGGGCACTAAAGTATTTGATCCAGTTATCTGGTGGCAAGAAAGCCATCAAGCTGATGACCGATGAGCAAAAGATGGCCATGAAAAACGCCAGAGACAAGATTGCATACGATATGCAATTCAATCAGCTCAAGTGGTTCAAGCCCTTTGAATACCAAAAAAAGTTCTTTGCCACAGGCTCCACGCATACCCGTAGAGGCATGATTGCTGCCAACCGTTCTGGCAAAACCATTGCATCCACCTTTGAGACCGCCTACCACCTGACAGGCAGATACCCCAAAGGATGGAAAGGCAAGGTCTATGAGCAACCCATCATTGCTATGTGTTCAGGCGAATCTTGGGAACAAGTTGCTAAAACGCTACAGTCCAAGATGTTGGGGTGTGATGATATCAAACAAGGATATAAATTAGGGTCAGGTGCTATACCTAAAGACACTATCGACTTTAAATCCTACCGAGCAGATGGAGCGAATGTACTGTCGATTGAGATTTGGCACGTTACGGGTGGTAAGTCTAAACTCTATTTTTCTAACTACACCCAAGAAACTAGACATCTGCAAGGCTATGAACTTGACTTGGTGGTCTTGGATGAGCAACCCCCAGATGAAACCTTTTCCGAACTAGTTGTACGAACAGCGTCCCGTAATGGCCAGGTTATCTGTTCGTTCACGCCCCTCAAGGGTTTGACGGGATTGGTTAGAAAGTTTTGGGATCAAGTTGAAGGATACTGCCATGTCAGGGTGACTTGGGACGATGTGCCCTATGTCAATGAATGGGATGAGCCTTTCTTTACCAAAGAAGAACGGGAACAATTGGCCAGAGACTTTATGCCTTGGGAAAGAGAATGCCGTATCAACGGTATCCCATTGGTGGGTCAAGGCGTGGTGTTTCCTATCCTTGATTGGCCTACTTACAAAGCCACAGATATAGAACTTAGGAACAATTATTCCTTGGAAAGATTGATCAGTTTTGACTTAGGAATCAAGAATGACCCGACTGTTATCTCATTCTTTTTTCGTGATCCAGTTGAAGAGACGATATACCTTCACAGGCAAATCAAAATCCCTACTGGGGAAACGCCAGATGAATATGTTCATTACTTGCTCGATAAAGACACAAGGGATGTCCCGATTGCATTACCGCATGATGCAGCGACCGCTGGTAGGTACACTTTAACCGAACAGAGTGTCAGGGAGGTATTTGAGGATAGCTACGGGCTTAATTGCATTGCAGGGGCAATTCTTAACCCTGTCAATGACCAAGGCAAAGTAACCAACCACAAAGCCTACGGAATCAATATAATGCGAATGGGGTTAGAGCGAAAATCATTTATGATCAATGAGACTTGTAAAGACTTTCTTGACGAGTGTCGTAATTATGCTATTGACTCTCATGGGCGGTTCAGCGATCCAGATGACTGTATTGACTCGGCAAGGATAGGAATACTGGCATTGATCCAAGGTCATGGGGAGTCTGTTGTCAGTCGTGCCAACAACTTTGAAAAACGTAGGTTTGTTCCCATTGAGGGCAAGGTACAAAGGATATAAAGATGTTAGACAAACAAAATGTGGTAGTAGAAAATCTAGCAAGTCCTACTGGCAACCGTGGGATTGTTGAACAAGTAGCCCATGAAGCTTATGTAAAGATGGTAGATTACTTGAGACTTACCCAGTCCAAGAATACCTACAATCGATTTACTGACTACCACTACCTACAAATCCCTGTCTCTAACTCTACCGAGCCTGTCCGTGGTATTGACTATATTGCCCCTATCGTTACCCCAGGCATTGATTACGCTACTGCCGTCATCACCAAGTGTCTGATGCCTGATGGCCAAGTTAACTTTGAGTTTGGACGATTTAGCGAAATGGATGCTAAAGCTTGTCAGCAAGCCACCGATATGGTGAAGTATTTCATCAATGATAAAAATGATGCTTACGCCATTATCAGGGATTGGGCACAAGACTCACTCTTGCATAAAAACGGCATTGTGATGGTTATGCCTATCCGTGAATCAATCACAATGTACAAGGAAGTTGAAGGTACACGGGATCAATTAAGAGCCTTTGAGATACAAGCAGCCGACTCAGGATTGACCACCAAACGTCAAAACATGAGAAGAGTAGACGTTGACCTCCAAGGTGCAATGGCTGAAATGATGCAACCTTCACAAGAGGAAGAGGGAGAAGGTCCAGAAACTCAAGGCGAAGAATTGAACGAAGCCCTAAAGAACAATTATATTTACAAGGCAAAATATAAACTCACAGGGTATTCTACGAACATCAAAATAAAGCACGTTGCCCAACATTACTTTGTGTGTAACCCAACCGTGCCCAAGATTGCCGATCAGGACTTTATTGGGTTTTATGACCCAATGACCATCCATGAGGCTAAGGTTCTCTATCCCTACATTGACTTGGAGAAATTTGCAGATCACGCTGCTTACGGTCCTGCGGGTGCTTACCAAGCGGGTGCGCTAGAGAATGATTTGGCTCTCCATGCCAGAGACTCCACCCCCGTGCCTGGTCAAGGTGTCATTGCTTCCCAAGGTGCAGACCGTTACTCTAGAGTGGTGATGTTGACCACGGTTTGGCTTAGAAAAGACATCGACAATGATGGTGAAGAAGAGATCATTGAGTTATGTTACTCAGGGTCATATATTCTGTACGCTAAGGAAGTAGACTTTATTCCTTTGGCCAACATGAACCCCAAACCTTTGGTGGGTAACTTCTTTGGGTATTCATTGGGTGAGCGTTTAGTGCCCATGCAAGAATATGCCACTTCTGTGCGTAGGGCTGAATTGGCTTTTGCTTTGCAAGCATCTACCCCAAGGATTGGTGTAAACCCTGAGTTCTTAGATGCTGAAGAAATCCAACGTGGCGTGTCTGCTATGTTTATCTTAGACAGAAAGTTTGATCCTAATAAACACGTTTGGGAACCACAAGCACTCCAAGGTAACCTTGGATATGTCCAATCTTCTATGGCAAGGTTTGACGGTGAGAAGATGGCCATGATTGGCATGACCTCGCCTGGGGATACGCTCAATCCTGAAGTGATGAAAGATGGAAACTCAGGGTTCAAACTTCAGACTGCTATGGGGCCAAATCAATTGATCCAAGATGAGATGGTCAAGAATTGCGCTATTGGTCTAAAAGACGTTATTTATCTGACATGGAAAACCATGATCCAGTACGCTGATGACTACAACATTCAGCAGTTGGCTCATGTTTGCTCTGCCGATGCTGGTGGGTTCTTGGATGCTATGGCCGTAGAAAATTACCAATTCATTGACCGCAAGATGATCAGCCTAGATTTAGCTATGGGGTTTATGTCTGAAGAGAACCGCCTTACTCGCCAACAACTCATAACCGCTGCCCAACAACAGTTTGGCCAAGCCATGATGTTGGTTCCCCCACAATTGCCTGAGATGTTTACTAAACTAAGGTTACCTTATGAGGATACTTTAAGGTCTTTGGGTATCAGGCACGTTGATGCTTATCTGCCTACTTTGGAAGAATTCTTAAAGATTGGCCAGTTCAAGTCTCAACAACCACCATCTGCACAAGATGAGCAAATCAAGTCCAAGACACAGGCTCAGTTGGCCAAGGCTCAAGAGACTGTTGCGAATACTGAGTTCATTAAGAAGAAAACCGATGACATTGATACAGACAATATGTTCGAGGCATTGGCTGCTTCTAGAGGGAAATTGAGTGCATTGCAAGTAGATTAAGGAGCAAAATGAAAAGTTTATTGGGAAATATTACAGCGTACTTTAACAGGCGAACCAAGCACAAAGATGTCAAAAGTGACCAAGTTGAAAAACAGGTGGTCTTTTTAGAAAACGGAGAAATAGCTTCCCGTCTTCTAAAAAACTCAGATTTTGCCTTGATGTTCAACCTCTATCGATTCAGTTTGATGGAAAGAATGGAGGATGCAAAAAACGATTTAGATAGAATTCGGGATGCCCACTACATTAGTGGAGCAAGGGATTTTATTGATTTCATTGAATTGACCGTTTACTTATCGGCTAGTGTACAAACACAAGTTGATAAAAAGAATTAACATTTTTTATAGAATAGGATAAACTTATGGAAAACGTGACCTCAACTGAGACCGTTACCCAACAAACTGGTGACCCCGTGTCTACCATAGCTGACATGATTGCCGTTAACAGACGAAACAATCAACAGCCCAATGGAGCCACACCGCCCCCAGGTGGACAAGTAGAGGAGTCATCCCCTACCCCACAGGCGCAACCTGAAGATGGAAGCGAACCTGAAGAAGGCGTAAGTGAGACTGAAGAAACAGTAGATGAAGAGAATAGTGTAGAGTCCTCCGAAGGAGATAACGATACAGTCAATTTCTTTGCATTTGCTGATGAGAATCCTGATTTAAAGTTCAAAATACCCAATAAAAACGTAGAAGGCGGTTTTGTTGAGTTAACTGCAAAAAAGGCGGCTACACTTCTTGGTCAAACAAGTGCTTTGGATGAAAATTCTCGCAAACTTAAAGCTGATAGAGCCGAGTTTGAAGAGTTTGAAGCGAAACGTAGGACTGAACTAGACGGTTTGCAGATTGGTTTAGAGTTGACAATAGTTCCTCAGTTGCAATCAATGGCTGACGAATTAGTAACCCTTCAACAGTACAACCAAGAATGGCAGCGAATCCTCAGTAATGCAACGGACCCTGTATCCCAGTCGGAGGCTCAAGCAGCGATTGCTCAGAACCAAAAACTGATACAAGAGAAGTCGCAGTTCATTCAAACGAATCGTCCTAAAGTTGAACAGTTTTATCAACAACGAAGTCAGTTTGTGTCTCAGCAATTAGAGCAAGCCAGACAGAGTTTTACGGATAAAGAATTGTCCAACAAAGCCCACTACACCGAGTTACGGGATAAGTTGGCTAGGGATTGGAAAGGTGCAAATCTTGCAATAGTTCCTGGTATACCGAATTTAGATTTGGTTTCTAGTGATGAGTACCTATTGAGTTTGGTCAGAGATGGACTAAAGTTCCGAGAAGGACCAAAGATCAAGAATGCTGGAGGCTCACTCGCTGCTGCGGGCAAGCAAACTGCAAAAGGTAAGACAAGTATGCCTGATCCAACTGAAGAACTTCAAAAACGTGCTGATAAAGGCGATAAGAATGCGGCTAGGGATCTTTTAGCAACCATGCTTGCGTCAAACAAACAAAGACGTAAGTAACTTTAGGAGTATTTCAGATGGCAACGATTACATCAACATCACTTGGCAATGGTAACGGTACATATAATACCGATATCGTTGTTAAAGACATGGACTTAACAGTCTCCAACTACGTTAAAGACAGAACGCCTTTGACAAATATGGCTATGTCCAAAAAGCGTAAAGTTAATTCAACTTTGCACATTTGGCCTATCGACTACTTCCGTGTACCTGGCTTAAACGCTAGACTGGAAGGAGCTGCCGTAGATTCAGCAACTGCATCTTCAAACACCCGTGCAAACTGCGGTAACTATACACAGATTTTTACAACTGTGATTGGTGCTACAGGTACAGCCCGTGCGGTTGAACAAGCTGGTGGTGACCCACAAGCATATCAAGAAGTTAAGCAATTGACTGAGATTATGTTTGACGTAGAACTCCAGATGGTTCGTGCAGACGGTGGTTCAATCAAGTACTCAGGTCAAGCAGGTACACAACCTTCTGGCGTAACTTCTGTTAACCAAGGACGAAGATTTGGTTCTTTGTTTGCGTTTGCAGGAACACGTTCAGGCAATGCTGCTTCTGGCACAGACGTATTGAACCTTGCAACCTCTGATGCAAATGACGTAACTAGTGGTGTTAGCACTAACACACCTTTTAACGGTTCTTTGTCTAATGCAGGTTTGGGTTATTTCAGTTTCACCGCAAGTGCTTCTGGCGTAACTCTTCAGCAATTCAGCCCCTTCTTGTACAAGCAATTGGTAACAACTGCTGAACAACGCTTTAACGCAAAAATCACCAACATGGTTGTTCCCACTTCAATGAGAACCCATATTTCTGATCAAATGCCTACAAGCCGTTCAATCAACAGGTTCAACCCTGCTGACAAAGGTGACACGATTGGTACATACGAAGGTGACTTCAACTATACCTACCAGATCGATGACAGTTGGATCATGGACCAAACAGGTTCAGACAATACTTCTGCATTGTTCTTGAATCCTGATGTTATCCAATGGGGTTCACTCCGTGAGCTTGGCCCAAATAATGAAGTCTTCTCAAATGCAGATGCTTCTTTGGACCAGTACATCATGGAAGGTACATTGATCGTTCGTAACCCAGCGGGTGTAGCGGTTCTTGCTGCTGTTAGCCCAACGGGTACTGCGGTTACTGCTGCTAGAGCAACTGGACAAGTAAAACGCTATTTAGTTTAAGCTGTTTTCTGAAGAGGGTCCTAACGGGCCTTCTTTGGAAAGGAGTTAATGCATGGAAAAGTATGAAACAGATGAAGTAAGCGAAGATTATTATTTAAAAGGTAATTTGGAGGCTGGTTTTGATGGTGTATTTCGTCAAAACGACAAACTGTTCAATGAAGTAAAATCGGGTAATTGGTCACAGACATTCAATACTACTAACTTAGATTACAAAGTTGGTGCAATTGATGGTGAAAGATATGTTCAGTATACGCAACATAATGTTGAAGCAATCAGGGAAGATTGCAAGAAAAAACGTGAGTTTTACGCCATTCATGGAACAGACAACCCATTCTTTGCGGGCACGTTTCATGCAATGGAGCTTCCCAAATGTTTTGCTCATGAGATTGAGTCAAGATGGTTTAATAATCGTCCTTGGGATTTGATTAAAAAAGACAAAAAAGACAAGATTCTTTTTTATGCAATTGTGAACGAATATTACTCAGATTTTGTATGTCACCCTAGCGGAAAAATACCATTACCGTATAATCCGTCTATACCGACACGTTAAGGAACTTTATGGCTCAATTTATCCAGTCTGCCAATACTCTTGTAAGCCGTGTTGCATCTTGGGTAGGAGCCATTCCCTCATCTATTAGCGTTAATGCTACCTCTTATACTTCTAGCACAGGAGTTATTGGTACTGCATCTTCTTTGGTTGGCATATTGAATGTAGGAGACTTTGTTGGCTACAACATGAGTTTTCCTTTCACGGTTGTGACCGCCATCACATCTTCAACCATTACCGTCAATGACCCAGACCTGATCTGGAGCACCGCATCCTTCCCAACTGCTCTATTGAAACTGCCCACCCAGTCTGTATTGGAGATTCAAAACTCTATTCAGATGGCAGAACTCAAGATGAGAACGGTTGAACTACCTGCTTTACGTTCTAACCCTTACGATCCTGTAAATCCCTCATACATTACAACAAATGCACAAGGTCTAGCTCCTATCCCTGCGGATATGAATTGGCCTATATTGTTCTTCCAACAAACACCCAATTCTGATGTTGAGCCAGGTTCTAACGCTGCGGGCTTTGGTCCTTGGATCATCTATGACCGTGTAGGGGACAGAGAGATCATTCGCAGAAAGATGATTGACCAGTTGTACGTCAAACCTTTTGGGGTACCAAGGGTGATTCGTGCATCTTTCTCCGAAGTGGGTCCTAACTACGTTATGACTCCAAATCCTGGGGCAAATGTACAGATTCTTGCTTATTACCAAAAGACATTCCCGTTTCTTTTTAGCGCAACCTCAGATTCAGTCAATCCTTTAGTTCAGAACAACTCTGTGCTTTCTTCTTTTCCTGAAGGTTACTTCTACGGTACTTTAGAGTCTTATTACGATAAGAACAAAAATACATCTGAAGCTGAAAAGTGGAGAGCAAGGTTTGATGAGGCATATGGTCTTGTTGAGGATCAGAACTTCAAGGATAAATGGAGAGGTGGAGACCAACATCTCACATCAGAGTTTCAGCCTAGAGACTATCGTTATAGTTTCAGATAAGGATCAATCATGGCAACAGGTGGTTTATACGGTCAGTCAGTTGAAACAGTTGGTCTGTATGGGAATACTGTATCCTTTAGTGGAACCTATTTTGAATGGTTTATCTTTTATGAATCAGCAACTGCCCCTGCAACACCTACGGGTGGCTCATGGAACTTTCTAACCAATGTAGGTGTACCGCCTACAGGATGGTCTCAAAGTCCTCCTGTAAGCCCTACTAACATTGTTTGGGCATCCATAGCGTTTGTTAACTCCAAGACAGGAACTACATTTACTTGGACTGCCCCTGCTCCTTGGGTTCAATTGGGTGCATCAGGATTTAGCGGTTATTCTGGTAGATCAGGATATAGCGGTTTTTCAGGTATATCAGGATTTTCTGGCGTAAGTGGATTTTCAGGATATTCAGGCTCTGGCGTATCGGGCTATTCGGGATATTCAGGATCAGGCACTTCAGGTTATTCTGGATATAGTGGAATAGGAACTTCGGGATACTCTGGTATTTCAGGCTTTAGTGGAATCTCAGGATATAGCGGTATAAGCGGTTATTCTGGTTCAGGTATATCTGGGTATTCAGGAAGTGGTGTTTCAGGCTATAGCGGTTATTCAGGCTTTTCTGGTGCAATTGGTGCTGGTGGTGCTCTTGGATATTATGGTAACTTTTATTCAACTGCCACACAAACCAATCCTGTAGCCAATACTGCAAATGCAATGACTTTCAACACGACTGTAGCGAGTAGTGGCATTTCTATCGTATCTAGCTCAAGGATTACGATTGCAAATACTGGGACTTATTTGATTGACTTTGCTGCTCAATACACTAGCTCATCTGGTGCAAATGTTGTTGTTGATATTTGGCTTTCCAAGAATGGAACCAATGTAGTAGGTACTGATCAACAAATCCAATTAACGGGTGGTGCAGGTGCATTGTTGGTTGGCTCATGGAATTACTTGGTTAGTGCAACTGCTACTGACTATTACACGCTTTATTGGTCATCTCCAAGTACTGCGGTATCTTTGGTTTATCAGGGTGCTGCAACCTCACCAACAAGACCCACAAGCCCAAGCGTAAATCTAAACGTCACACAAGTGATGTATGCTCAATCTGGGTATAGTGGGTATAGTGGGTATTCTGGAATATCAGGTTTTTCAGGATCAGGAATAAGTGGATATTCAGGTTATTCAGGAATTTCGGGTTATTCAGGATCAGGTACTTCTGGTTATTCTGGATATTCAGGTTCTGGTATTTCAGGTTTTAGTGGATATAGCGGGTATTCTGGTGTAGGTTCAACAGGAACTGGTGGCTCTGCATTTGCATGGTTCATTTCAAGATAAGGGTTAAAAATGTTAGTTTTAGATACAACAACCAAATCAATTACGGTGGCAATGTCAGGTGCTCCTGCAACGACTAATCCTGACTTTGTAACTGCTTATTCAGATGACAATGGAACTACTTTTGTAGAGGGTTCTAGTGATGGCGCATTGAACGGTACATCTCAAGTCACCTTGGTATCTGCACCTGCTGCATCTACTCGCAGATTAATCAAGTCAATTTTTATTGAAAACAGAGATACTGCATCAGTTACATTGACGGTTACTTTAAATAGCAATGGAACATTAAGAAACATTGCCAAGGTCACATTGGCAGTTGGAGACACTTGGTCTACTGATGGGGTTACCGATACAAATGGTAACTTTAAAGGTCTTGGAGTATCTGGTTTCAGCGGTTTTAGTGGATTCAGCGGAATATCTGGTTTTAGCGGATTGGGCGTATCAGGATATTCAGGATATAGTGGTTCTGGAGTAAGCGGATATTCAGGCACTAGCGGATATTCTGGTTACTCTGGTACTGGTGGAGTTTCAGCAGGTAAATCTATCGCCCTTGCGATGATCTTTGGATTCTAAGGAGTAAATTATGGCAGCACCAAATATTGTCAACGTAGCGACAATTACACCTCACACGGCAACTGTATTTCCAACTGGTACAACTCGGACTGCTCTTGTTGCTGCGCCCTCTACAGGCATGGCATATAAGATCAATCAGATCATGGTTGCTAATATAGATGGAACAAATGCTTATACAACAACTGTGGAAACACGACTTGCTGATGGCACAACGTATGGTGCTTTGGCATCTACCATCTCTGTCCCTGCCAATTCAACCATTATCATCTCTGATAAAACAACTATGTTTTATTTAGTTGATACAAGTGTTACTGGTGAGGCTTGTACATTGTGGGTAACAAGTAGTACAGGAAGTAAACTTCTTTACACCGTATCTTACGAAGCAATTAGTTAAGGACTGACCATGAGTTTGACTCATATCGGTGGTGTTATCTCTGCTCAATACAATGGGCTGAACTATCCTGTTACAACGGTAGAGTATCTTGTTGTCGCTGGGGGTGGTGGCGGGGGTGGCGGTTATGCTTCTGGGGGCGGAGGTGCTGGCGGTTTGCTAACTGCAACTGGCTATTCAATTACTCTTGGTTCTAGTATTACTGTTACCGTTGGCGCAGGAGGTGCAGGTTCAAGTAGCCGAACTGGATATGGAACAAATGGAAGTAATTCTGTATTTGGTTCTATAACTTCTACAGGTGGTGGAGGTGGTGGTTGCGATCAAACAAATTCTGGCGCATCTGGTGGTTCTGGTGGTGGGTCTGGTGGTGATCTTGCTGGTTCTGGTGGTTCTGCTTCTCCAACAGGTCAAGGAAACGCAGGGGGTAATTTTACTAACACAGGCCCAAATTATGGCGGTGGAGGAGGAGGTGGCGCAGGGTCTGCTGGTATAACTGGGACGGATACTCTTGGAGGCAATGGTGGAACTGGTTTAGTTTCCTCTATTACAGGTTCTCCAATTCAATATGCTGGCGGAGGTGGCGCAGGTACTTATAACGGTGGTAGTGCGGGAATTGGTGGTGGAGGTGGCGGTGGTAACGCAGCCCCTTGGACGGCTACTGTTTACCAACAAACTGGATTAACAAATACTGGAGGGGGTGGTGGCGGAATTTCTCAGCTTGGTTCTGGTGGTACAGGCGGTTCAGGCATCGTAGTCATCAGATACCCTTCTTATCTATCCCAAGCATCAAGCACAACAGGTTCACCTACAACATACATTGCAGGGCCATACCGTGTATATGTCTTTAACGCTAGTGGAACAATCACATTCTAAGGTTACAAATGGCAACAGGAATTTTCACACTTAGAAATCAATTGCAAGGTCTTATTCAAAAGGCTTGGACAGGCACACAAAAGACTAATTTTGTTGAATACCTTGTTGTAGCAGGTGGAGGTGGCGGTGGAGGAAACTTGGCTGGTGGCGGTGGTGGAGGTGGTTTATTACAAGGCATTTTGCCTATAACTACAGGTACGCCTTTAACTGTAACTATAGGAACAGGCGGAGCAGGTTCCGCTTCGGCTACAGGCACAACAGGCGTTGATTCAGTCTTTTCATCTATTACGGCAAAAGGCGGTGGTGGAGGTGGTACTGCCGCTAGTGGATTAAGCGGAGGTTCTGGCGGAGGAAATGCCCAGTACCCAATTGGGTCTGGCGGTAGTGGGCTATCTGGTCAAGGTAATTCGGGTGGCACTTCAATATCTGGAACAGGATCAACAATAACTGGTAGTGGCGGAGGAGGGGCTGGAACAATTGGACTAGGCGGTACTTCAACTGTTGGTGGTAATGGTGGCGCAGGAATAGCAAGTTCTATAAACGGTACTGTTACCGCATATTCGGGTGGTGGTGCGGGTGGTGCTTATACGGGACAAACAGCAGGAATTGGTGGTGCGGGTGGTGGCGGTAGGGGGGCTGATGCTACTAATGCTGCTGTGGCAGGAACTGTGAACACTGGAGGTGGAGGTGGTGGCAGTGGCTATCCAACCAATCCAACAGGTCAGTCAGGCGGTTCAGGCATTGTCATCATTAGATACCCCAATACATTTGCAGATGCTATATCAGTAACCAATGGAACAAAGACAAGCATTACAGGATTTACTGTATACACGTTCCTATCTTCTGGTTCAATCACCTTTTAGGAACAAGCAATGTCAAACTTATTAGGCGGAATTCTCAGTGCTACATTTAATCCTCTGACTAGCGGAGTTACAAGCACGGTGGAATACTTGGTTGTTGCTGGTGGTGGTTCTGGTGGTGCTGGTAATGGCGGTGGTGGAGGTGGTGGAGCTGGTGGACTTTTAACTGCGGTTGGTTTGGCTGTTGCGGCTGGTTCTGCTCTTACCATTACTGTTGGCGCTGGTGGGGCTGGCTTATCTTCTGGAAACTATGGAACTCCGGGTACTAATTCTGTCTTTAGTTCCATAACATCTACTGGTGGCGGTCGTGGTGCGTATTACAGTACAGACCCAGCAGGAAGTTATAACGGAGGTTCTGGTGGTGGTGGAAATAACCAAGGAACTGGTGGCTCTAGTGGCGGTACAGGAACATCAGGTCAAGGATTTGCTGGTGGTTCTGGAACTGTTTTAGCCCAAGGCGGTGCGGGTGGGGGCGCAGGGTCTGTTGGAACTAATGGCGCAACTTCAATATCTGGCAATGGCGGTGCAGGTCTTTGCTCTACTATTACAGGCTCAAGAGTTTTCTATGCTGGTGGAGGTGGTGGGGGGGCTAGTTCATCTGGTGCAGGATTGGGCTGTGCAGGCGGTGGAGATGGTGGAAATAATGCTGTTGGTGTAAACGCAACTGCAAACACAGGTAGTGGAGGCGGTGGTGGCGGTAACAGTAGTAATGCAGGCGGCAACGGTGGTTCAGGAATAGTCATTATCCGTTACCCTGCTAACTGCGCCCCTCCTGCATCTGTTACAGGTGGCCCACAAGTCCTCTACAATAACTCATATCAGATCTATGTCTTTACGTCCTCTGGGACAATCACTTTTTAATTATGCTTACACAAGAACGAATTAAACAAATGTTTGAATACCGTGAAGATGGTCATTTGATACGCAAACAAACCACATCACGACTTGGTAAAGTTGGTGAAGTAGCGGGAACTTTAAAAGCGACAAAAGATTATTATGTTATTGGTCTTGATGGGAAAAGATATCAAGCTCATAGAGTTGTATTTATGTATCATCATGGATTTTTACCAGAATTTGTAGACCATAAAAATGGTAATGGTTTAGACAATAGAATTGAAAACTTAAGAGTTGCTACAAAATCAGAAAACTGTCGCAATAGAACTTTGCATAGAAACAATCAATCTGGTTTTAAGAATGTTGCATGGGTTAAAAGCAATAATGCTTGGAGTGTTTCTTTGAGTGTCAACGGAAAGAAAAAACACATTGGGTTTTTTAAAGACATAGAGTTTGCTGATTTAGTTGCACAAGAAGCAAGAAATTTATATCATGGCGAATTTGCCAATCATCATTAAGGAGAAACAGTATGAGCCACTTTGCAAGAGTAGAAAACGGAATAGTTACGAATGTAATTGTTATTGATGCTGAAACATTAGCACTCGGTCATTGGGGTGATCCTAGTGAGTGGGTTCAGACTTCTTACAATACCCATGCCAATCAACATCCAGATGGCAGACCTTTACACAAAAACTACGCTGGGATTGGCTATTCTTGGGACGGTACAGGCTTTGCACCCCCTCAACCCTTTGCCTCATGGACTAAAGACACAAACACTTATCTTTGGAATCCTCCTACACCTATGCCTGTAGAAGAAGGCAAGATGTATACATGGCACGAAGATACTCTTTCATGGGTTGAAATAACTCAAGGGGCTTGACATGGCTCAGTATTCTGGTGTTTGGACATTAGGACAAGTAAGCCAAGCTGTCAAAGCACAGAATTGGACAGGAATTGCACCGCCTAATATTGAGTATTTGATTGTTGCGGGTGGAGGTGGTGGAGGAAGCCTTTTGGCGGCGGGGGGCGGTGCAGGTGGTCTTATTGCTGGTCAAACTTCAATCACACAAGGTACAACTTGTTATGTAACAGTTGGTGGCGGAGGGGGTGTTGCAGTGTCAGCAAAAGGAACAAGTGGAAGTAATTCTGTTCTTCTTGCTACATCATCAGGAGCATACACAGGTAATTTTGTTGCATTAGGAGGTGGTGGTGGCGATACTAGCCAAGTTGCAACGGGCGGCATCAGCGGTGGTTCTGGTGGCGGGGGCGCAACACCAAGTTCTTCGGGTGGATCAGGAACGTCGGGTCAAGGTAATGCAGGTGGTGTTGGCGCAGGAACGGGTACAAATGGTGCAAATGGTGGTGGTGGCGGTGCTGGAACTGTTGGGTTAAATGGTATAAGCACTCCTACAGGAGGTAATGGGGGCGCAGGCATAGCCTCTTCAATTTCAGGCTCCGTTGTTACTTATGCTGGCGGAGGTGGAGGTGGAATATACAGTAGCGTCTCTGGCTCAGAAGGAGTTGGCGGTGTTGGTGGAGGAGGCAAAGGCGGTGGCCCTAGTGGTGCGACTGTGGCAGGAACTACAAACACAGGCGGTGGTGGTGGTGGTGGTGCTTATCCCCTTTATCAGACAGGCGGCACAGGTGGCTCTGGAATAGTCATTATCCGATACCCTAACATCTATAAACTAGCCACAAGCACTACAGGAAGCCCTACACAAACAACTGCTAACGGTTTTATAGTTTATACTTTTACTGCGTCAGGATCGATAACTTTTTAATTGGAATTGCATATGTATGGCTTGGATGTAAAAACTCAATGGGGTGAAATTCTTCACATTCATTGTTTGAAATTGGCAAAAGAAATAAATCCTGAATGGTATCGATGGCGATTAACCAATAATTATGAAAGAGCAGTATTCCTAAAAGGAGACCCTGTTTTACCTAGAGAAGCTACACGCTATATGTGGGCTAATCAAAATCTATTGGGTAAAAAGGTTTTTGAACTTGGATGCTCTTCTGGTTATGGATGTCAATTCCTACCCAACGATGTAGACTATCTTGGACTTGATTACGATCCTGTCATTATTAATGTCGCTGAAGAACAGAACTGGTTAGAAAAAGCTAAGTTTGTTCAAGGTGATATCAACCAAGTAGCCCTAGACCACTACGACACCATCATAGCCTTTGAGGTCATAGAGCACTTAGACAACGGTTTAGAGATTGTAGAAGAGCTTAAAAACCATTGTGATAGGTTACTGATTACCGTGCCTTGGAATGAGCCTGTAGGGTTCTGGGGACCGCACCACAAGATACATGGACTCAATGAATCTCACTTCAAGGGATTCAAGTTTAATTACATTGATCAAAACGGGCGGGTATCCGATAAAGCCACTCCGATCAGCAAAGAAAACCAATGTAACCTGATGATTCTAAGGTGGGACCGTGGATAGTGTGCTTTGCTCCATCGGGACTAGAGGCCGATACGACACCACACTTCCTCTAGCATTAGCAGCAATAGTTAACCAAACAAAGATACCCGATAAGCTCATTATCTTTGATGACAACGATGAACCTAGAGATGTCCGTGAGGAATTGATCTACAAGAATCTATTCCAGATGATGGATTTAAAGAACATCGAATGGGAATGGGTTTTCTCTCATAAAAAAGGCACTCATTGGAACCACCAGACCGCCAACATAATGGGCTACAAATGGGTTTGGAGAATGGACGATGACTGCATCCCAGAACCTAATGTACTTAGGACTTTGTTAAGCTATGCTATACGCAAGAATGCAGGTGCGGTAGGAGGCTCAATTCTTACTCCTCCACTACCCAAACCCTTCAAAGCAACTGGGAAAATAGAAAAGATCAACGAAGAACCCAACATCCAATGGGGACTTATTACCAAGGAACAGCAAGTAGAGCACTTGCATTGTAGTTTTGTCTACCGAGCAGGGGAGTATGACTACAACACGGGGCTTTCTAGGGTAGCGCACCGTGAGGAGACTTTGTTTAGCTACGGGTTACACCAAAGGGGATTCAAGCTCTATGTGGTTCCTGATGCTATTACATGGCATTTAAAGAACCCTGATGGCGGTATTAGGAGCGAGACTGATGAATCCTTGTACATCCATGATGAGCAAATCTTTGCCAATTTCATGCAATACAGAGATCATACGATTGTGGTATTAAACTGCGGTTTAGGAGATCACATAGTCTTTTCCAAGATATTGCCTGAAATCAAGAAACCTTTGATCTTTAGCTGCTATCCAGACATTGTGCCTGGTCATGCTATTGCCCATGCTGAACGTGGGTTTGGTAACTTAGATCAATGGAATATCTATTTGAAGATGTCACAATGGGAATGGAAGGGTTCCTTAGAGAACGCTTTTAGAAAGCTGTACTTATGATTATCATTAGTCCGTACTCCAAGGCTTTAAGAAATGGCAAAGAAAACCCCAAGAACTACCCTTATTGGGAAGAAGTCTTAAAAGGCATCAAGGAGCCTGTAGTCCAGATTGGGGTTACTGGTGAAAAGCAATTGTGTGAGGATTTCAGGGTAAATCTTAGTTTTGATGAGCTTAGAGCACTTTTGAAGGAATGTAGGACTTGGATTGGGTGTGATTCGTTCTTTCAGCATTTGGCTTGGAGGGAAGGTAAGAAGGGAATTGTCTTGTTTTCCAAATCAGACCCTTTGATCTTTGGCCACCCTGAAAACATCAATCTGCTCAAAAGTAGGGATTGTTTGACTAAATTCCAATTTATTATTTGGGAAGAACAAGAATATGACCCAGATGCCTTTGTAGACCCAAATGAGGTAATAAAAGCATTGGAATTACTGTAGAACTTGGTAAAATTAAAATGTTGCTCAACTTCCACACTTAAACACCATGAGCGAATATTCATCCCTCCGTTCCCCATTTGCCAACATGAGCTTCACCCCTGATGTGCCTAGCAACGCATTGGGTCCAAATGAGTATTCTTCAGGCTTAAATGTAGAAGCGGATGTTAGAGGGATCAAGAAGGTCTTTGGTGAGGTAGATATAGCCACCGCAATACCTAACCTTCCTATCTTTATGGATGGCGGTTTTAGGTCAAATACTGCTTGGGTGTATATCATTGCTACACGGGATTCTTCTAATCACGGTAGATGGTACATGGTGACTGCCACAGGGATTACGAACATTACCCCAGGCGTAGGAGCAAATCCTTCTGTATATTTATCTAACTACACCGAGAACATAAACATTACAACGTCATGGGTAGGAAACGTATTCTTTATCAATGATGGATTGACTGCCCCTATGTATTTTGGTCCTACTCAGACTGAAATCTATCTTTATGACGCTGCACCTGATAACTATGTTTGGAACTATGAATCAGGATTAAGCCCTGCTGTTACCAAAGTTACCGCAGTTTTTATGAGGAACTTTTGCTCGCCCAATGTAGGTAATATTCTGATTGCGGGTAACTTAACCAAGACTTACTCTTCTGGTTTAATTATCAATTACCCTACTACGGTTAGATGGTCTCAACAATTTGCAAATACGGGTGTTCCTGCATCTTGGACTCCTACTTTGTCCAACGTGGCCAATGAGGTTGAAATTCCTGTTCGTGGACCAATCATTGATGGATTCTTCTTGGGAGGTAATTTCTATGTTTGTTCCTATTGGGATACGGTTGTTTTTGCTCCTATTGCTTACCAGTCTTCTTATGCCCCTATCTTTGGTATACGCTTATTTAATCAAGGTAGAGGGCTTTTCAATAATAACTGTTGGTCAAATACCGATTCCAATGTATATGGCGTTGACGCTAGGGACATTTGGGTGTTTGATGGTTCTAACTTTCAGCCGTTGGGTAATCAAAGGGTTAGGGATTATTTCTTTGCCAACATCAATACCGCACTAGATGCTAATGGTGAGCCTTATGCTGACCGTATGTTTATGGTCAACAATACCCAAAAGAACCAGATCGAGATTTATTACCCCGACAAGAACAGTACTTCATGGTGCAATAAGATGCTTTCATGGAGATACGACATCCAAGTCTGGAATGCTCCAAAAGACGTTCAATACGCCTGTGCAGGGTGCGAAGGACCAAGATGGATAGATGCATCCACCGACTACTTTAATCTTGCCTCAAGGGCTGTGGTGTACGCCAAGGGTGGTACTGCTAGTCAAAAGCTTGTGGAAACATCAATAGGGAACAGTTTTAGTGGAAATACTATACCTGTGCTTTTTGAGCGTACAAATGTTGCTTTGGTCAGTACTGATGGCCCTGTTCCTTTTTCTTCTAAGGTTTATGTACACCGATTGATGCCTGAAATATCAGGAACTGGAACAATCAATATCACGGTAGGAGGAGCTAATTCAACTGCTCAAACCCCTGTTTATGGACAAACTGGTACGGTTTCTATCGTTACAGACAATCCTTGGGTAAATACTCAACAGAATACCTTTAGAACAATTGCTATCAAGGTAGAGTCAAATGATGCTACAAACGCTTTTAATTTGACGGCCATGAATTGGCAAGCCACCGTTACTGAGGATGCGTTCTAATGCCATTTAGCCTTACCTCAAGCCCCAACCTGAATGAGATTTCAGATGCCATTAATTACCTTTTAAGTAATTTTGGGTCTAATGTTTCTATCGACATTCAGACAGGAATTATTGCGGGTCCGTCTGGCAGAATATCCAATCTTTATAAATACATCTCTATTAAGTACGCAACGTCCTATGACGGTACGGTAGGGTTTGCTAATGTACCTACAAATGCAACTTACTACGGAATTAGAAATTCCAATGATTCAACAGAATCCACCAACCCCGCAGATTACGTTTGGTTTAAAACCACAGGATTTGGGACTACCAATTATCTTTATTACATCGTAGCTGGTGGTAGGCAGATTGACTTTTTTCTTAGTCCAACTGCTCCTAGTGCTTATTATGTTAGAGACCCTGGTACTGCTATTGACATAGATATTGTCACCACAACAAGCACCCAAAACGTATCAATCCCTGCTATATACCAATGGACATCAGGAAGTGCCCCTTCTAGGCCGTCTACAACATCTACCTATACTTGGGCTACAGCATCATATTCTGCGCCTTCTGGATGGACTACAACGCCTTCTACCAACAGTACGGCAGGGTATGTTCAATGGGCTATCTTTGTACCCATAACTGCCAACTCTAATACTGCAACCTCAGTTATAGATTGGACAAATGTTGCTTACCCAATTGTGCAATTCAGCGCAAATGGTGCAACTGGCACTACGGGAAGTACTGGACTTAGCTCGATAACTGCCTATTTACAACAATATCAAGGAAGTGGAGTACCTGCTACTCCATCTAATACTACTGGACCTGTAGCTCCAACAGGATGGACATTAACTGCCCCTGGTACGGTTACAGTTGGCAATGTCATTTGGTATACGTTTGGCCAATACAACGGTAGTTCAGGGGTAATAAGTGGCATTCCTGCGGGTCAAACCCAATGGGGTGCGCCTGTAGCAGCATCTGTTTTCCAAGATATTCGATCTGATAACTGGAATGGATCAACTCCACCAACACCAGGTACTCCTGCTACATATGGAACTGCGGGATACTACATTTCTAGAACTAATGGAAGTATGTGGCTCAATAGCGTATATGGCAGAGGAATAGCCACTTTTGATGGAGCAAACTCCGCATCTGGTGGTACTACTGCTGCTTTGGTGGCCAATTCTAGTTATGCACAAATGGCGGGTGTTGAAGGTTATACCAACAATACTTTTTTGACTTCTGCTGCTATTCGAGGATTTAATACTGCTAGTAGCGGTGGGAATGGTGTTTATGGAACACATACAGGAACTGGAACTGGTGTTTTAGGCACTTGTCCAGCAGGTAATGGAGTCTATGGATCAGGAACAAACGGTGTCTATGGTAGCGGATCAACTACTGGGGTTTATGGAACTGGAACTTCTTTTGGTGTTTATTCAGCAGGACCAATTGGAACTTCAAGCAATAGTTTTGTAAACAATTTGTATGCTAATTACTCTTACATTATGATTGGTGCAGCTTCCTCTACACCTTTGTATTTCTACCAAGGACCTACAACAGGATCAAGTGTAGCTACCTTTATAGGAACAAATAAACCTGGCACAAGCTCTGTTAGTAATTCATGGCTTGAGTTTATTATCAATGGCACTTCTTATCAAATACCTGTCTGGGCATCATAATGAGAACAATCACAATTCCATCAACTACGGTTACTGAAGCAATCAATGACATTCAGGAGATACCTGGCTTACAAGTCAGGTTTCTTGTTGGCATAGTAGATCAAAGTGGAAACTTTATCATAGGACAAAACTTTCAAATCTTTATTGTTTCTGGTGAGCAATATACAGAATTGAATGGACCTTCCCTTTCATGGTGTCCTGACAAGCCTACAGGAACCTACAGAAACGAAGATTTGTGGCATTACGTTGATTTACAAAGAAATAGCGTTTAATCGTAAACATCGGTAAAATTCAGAAAAAGGATTCATATGGGTGCTCCAGTACAAAACCAAGCTCAATCATCGATGGGAATGCAAGCTACGTTACCAGAACAACCTACGTTGTCCACAGGCAATTCAAGCAACCAAACTAACCCATATCCTGTACAGGGAACAGAATCTATGCCCCAAATGCCTATGGGCAAGGGTAATGTAACTAATTCAGCAACTTCAGGGCAACCACAAATGGGAATGCCCAACCAATTTAGTAATCAGGGGTAATTATGGCAACAACAGATCCTTTAGCTCTATCTTCTGGTAATACATCTACTAGCGTAAATCTACTTCAATCTCAAAGAGATTATTTAGATGCTTTGACCAAAGGTGCAATGGGCACATTCTTACCTGCATATCAAAATGCGGTAGGTGGTGCTCAAAGTTTGTACAGCACATTATCTCCTTATCAAAATCAGGCTGCATTGACTGGATATAACCAATCTAATCAAGTAGCAAGTCAACTGTATCAACCGTCTTTAAATGCTCTTGGAGATTCATCTACTGCATTAAAAAACATCATTGATCCTAATTACATAAAAAATCAATTATCGGCAGCTATTCAGCCTATTCAAGAACAAACTAGAGAACTTCAAGGCGCACAAAATGCTATGTATGGCGCTTCTGGCAATCTTGGTTCTTCAAGAAATGCTTTGGCAAATGCAAATCTTGCTTCTTTGAATCAACAAAGACAATCTCAAGCAACTGCAAATGCTATAGCAAACATTACTGGTCAACAAATAAATGCATCTGGAACTCTTGGAACATTAGGTTTAGGTGGTGTTAATCAAGCTCAAAATGCTGTTACAAGTGCTCAAAACTTTACACAAGCCCCAATGGATGCTTACGCTAAGTTTGCCAATATTCTTTATGGAACACCACAACAAGCAACTAATCCAAACTTTACGGGCACACAAGCCACTCAAGCATCCACATCAGGAACTAATACTAATTTAGGTTCTATCTTGGGTTCATTGTTTCTTGGTGGCTCTGATCCTACTGGTGGCGCTTTAGGTGGATCAAGCGGTGGATCATCTTCAAATAGTCTATTTTCTACATTAGGAAAATCCCTTGGGCTAAGTAATTTATTTGGTGGTAGTAGTGGTGGTGGCTTAATGAGTGATTTAGTATCATTGGGAGTTTTCTAATGGATCAATTTAATCCTGATTACATTAAAGGACTTTTGGCACAACAAGCTATGTTGCATCATTTCAATCAATTGAATCAAGGCAATATGAATAAGATGTCTGGAATTAGTCCAGAAGGATATGTGCCATCATCAAATCAATATGATCACGAAAATATTGACCACAATTTAGATAATTATCTAACACTTTATGGAGCTTAATAATGGCTACATTAACAACTGAAAATCAAGCTATTGCTGAAGACCCATATAACCAAGCAGTTGGCAGAGTTGAAAGTAATGGTAATTATTCAGCCCAAAATCCATTAAGTACTGCTGGTGGTAAATATCAATTTACAATCCCTACATTTTTAGGAACACAAAAAAACAATCCAAATTTACCAAAAATTACTTTTGATGAATTTAAAAAAGACCCTAATGCTCAAGAGCAATATCAACAAGCGTTAAGAGCAGAAAATGAAAGAACGCTTAGACAAAATAATATTCCAGTAAATCCATTAAATGGTTACTTAATGCACTTTGCTGGAGCATCCAAAGGTGAAGCTTTAATTAAAGCAAAAGATGATCAACCCTTAGAAAACTTTTTTTCAGAGTCTACTTTAAATAAAAATAGACTTTCCCCAACAATGACAGTTGGTCAATTTAAAGGTAATTTAAATGACAAGCTCAAATTAAAGTTAACCGACAAATTTAAATCTAATCCTGACGAACAAAAGCGTTTGGGGATGATTTATGACCAACAATTTAGTCAAGGTAATACAGCATTATCTAATGGGCCAACAACCAATGAGCAACAATTAACTCCTGATTTGGCGAGTAATCCTCCTGTCATGGCTCCCAATCCTATTACACCTGAAGTATCTAAAACTTTAGATGAGTTGGAGTCTTTAACAACAAATGTAAATAAACATCAGCAAGGAACACCACAATACAACTTGGCTGCTGCCGATGCTTTATCTCAACAAAAAGACCAATTTAAGCGCAATGCTATGTTGGCCATGTTGTTTGGCGATAGAGACTTAGCAATGACTTATATGACTGGTGGACTTCCTTCTAAGCCAACTGTTGCTGAGGCATCTATTGACGGAAAGCCTCCACAGCAAATTTGGGTTAATTCAAATGCCCGTGGAGATAGATGGTATACAGATTTAAATGGCAATAAGCTACCAAACAATATTTTAGTTACTGCTCAAGCTCCTGAAACTGCTATTGGCGTTGGTCAATTTAAACAAGCGCAGGAAATTAATCCACAAGCAAATAAATATTTTTCTCTAACGGATACACAAAAACTTAAAGAAGAACAAGGATATATTGTTGATCGTTCTAAGCAAATGCCTGAAGAGCAAAAATTAATTCAAAAAATTGATTATGGAACTCAAAAGTTTTCTGGTGCTATGGACCATTTACTTAAAAGCCCACAAGCATCGGCCATATTAAAAGGATTGTCTAGCATTAAAGGTGGTATTGTTGACGAACAAAAACTTCAAGAAGCCGTTACTTTATCTAATGTTCCAGCTCCACTAAGAGGTGAGTTTTCTCAATATTTAAGAGACTTAGCCAATATTAATGGATTAGATAAGAACTCAGCATCGGGTAATGCCCCAGGTGCAGGTGCTCATGGCCCTGTTACTTTAGAAGCTGGCTCTTACGGTGTAAACAATTGGTTGGCAAGAAGAAGTTCTTCTTATGCTATGCAAGAGGCATATAACAATTACTTTACTCAATATTCAAAAGATAAAACCGTTCCTGAAATTATTAAAGGATTTAAAAGTTCTGAAATGTATGATGCGGTACAAAATTATCAAAGATTACTAGAAGCAAAATACAATAAAACTAAATTCAAATTGGTAGACGGTGCTCCTGTTGTTGATTATGATCGCAATGGAAGAATGAAACTTTTGCACTATAACGCAGAAAAAGGTAGGGCTGAATAATGGCTATTTCACTTTACGACACGGAAGAAGTAACGCCTGTACAAACAATTGAAGAAATAAAGCGTGAAAAACAAAAAGAAAAACCTGAAGTAATTTCTAAAGTAAAAAATGCCAAGGCTCCTCCTTCTATGGGTGAAGCTTTCCAAACATTTTTGAGTGATATTGGCGCTAAACCATCTTACGATACTGTTTCAAATGCACCTTCTGTTGTTAAGGATTATTTAACAAATCCTATTCAATACAAAGATGGTGGAGAACAAGACTATACAAATATTGATTTTGGTGCAACTGCTCCTAGATTGGCGGCTGATGCTGCATTGGCCTATGGTGGAGCAAAAGGTGTTCAATATGGTGCTAATAAACTTTTCCCTCCTCCTGGAGTTGAAGTACAAATAAATCAAAGAAAAGATGCTTTAGAACAAGCTAAAAGATTAGCTAGTGGCAATTTAAATCCTATAGAACGTGCTGACTTGGAATATAAAAAAGCAAAGACTCAGCAATTACTTTCTAGCTTAAACCCACAAGCCCCTGCAATTCCACAAGGCAATATAGCGCCTCCTACTCAACCTTTAGCTCCTACGGCTACTGTACCCGTACCTTCAGCACCTACAACTGCCCCAATAATTCCTAGTATCCAACAAAGAGCTATTGGTCAAACTGATGCAGAAAAAGCAGCAATAGAAGATATGAAAATGAAAGCTACAGAATTGCCAGGTAGCATTCAAGCCAAATATGGAACAACTCCAACTAAAGCTAGTGAATTGGTTTTGTTTGCAAATCAAGCACCTCCTGAAATGAAAGCTGGTTTTGCTCCTGAATTATTAGAAATGATGAACAAAGGAAAGGTTGTCAATCAACCTGATGCCAATGTTCTTGCTAAAGCTCAAGAAGCAGGAGTTACCCCTTCTACTTCTGCACCTGAAGCTCAAACATTAGTTACTACTAAAGAAAATTCATTGACTCCTGTAGAAAAAGTTGCAGAGTCAATCAAACCACCTGTTAAATCTGATCTTAGGACTGGATCAGGAATGCCAGCTTTTCAAGGTACTGCACCCCCAGGAACTCCATTAAGAAGAGATTTGGCATCTGTTGCAAATATACCAAGCACTCATGTATTTGTGCCTGGTGGTCAGTTAATGGACATTATTAGAAATTCTGTTGGACAAGATGCTTATACCGCTAGTTTAGGTAAATATGGATATCCTAAAACTCAAAAAGAAGCCCATGAAATTTCTAGAGCAATTAACGAAAGCATGGGAAGAATGCCAAGGGATGTTACAAAAGATTTGAATATTGGATTGGGTGAAAATACTCCATCCATTACTCAAAAAGTAGGAAAGAACAAAGAAATTAATGTTAAGGGATTAGGACCTGGAGCACTTCTTGCATTTACTGATCTTGTCAAAGCAGAAGGTGAAAGACAGAAAACTGGCAATTACGGTCCTTTAACAGAAACTGCATTCAATCTTGCATCTGCATTAGTTCATCCAGTAGCAGGACCTTTGGCCACTTATACAGGTGGTCTCAATACCAATGAAGCAAGGGAACTTGCTATTCGTAGAAAGATGGGCGGGGGTAGAGGTGTTTCACCTCCAGGAATGGGGCAAAGATAATGAATGAGATCGATCCAATCCAATATGGTCAGCTTATAGCAAAAGTTGATATGCTTGAGTCTCAGGTCTCTGAGATGTCTACAGACATTAAGTGTCTGTTAGCAATGGCCAATAAGTCTAAAGGTGGACTGTGGGCGGGTATGGTGTTTGCATCTTTGATTGGAGCGACATTACAATTTTTATCTGAAAAGTTTATCAGATGATTGAGCTGATGGCGGTCTATCAGGGGTGTAAATTAGCCCATGAAGGCATCAGGAATGCCGTAGAGATATACCAACAATTCAAAGAAGATGGTAAGGATGTATCGCAGATCATTGGTGAGATTACTGGGCATTTAGGTAAGTTTTTCCAAAACAAAGAGGAACTTGTTACTGCCGAAAAGGAAGCTAAAGAGCAACCTAAAGCCACCATTAATGTGAATGAAGAAGCCATGAACCGTGTGATGAGGACACGGGAACTACAAAGGATGGAGACCGAGTTGAGAGAGATGATCATTTATCAAATCGGTTTACCAGGTCTTTGGGAAGAGTTTGACAAAATGAGGCAAGTTGTTCAAAAAGAACGAATGGAACTTGAACGTCAAAAAAAAAGGCTATTGAATTGGCTAGAAGAAAACGGGAAATTCTCATCGAGAAATATAGTGTACGAGCCGCTATATGCGTATCAGTTCTCTTATGGGTCCTAACCTTTGTTCTTGTTGAGTACAGCGTTTACAAAAACTATCAGAAATCAAAATACCATATAGAGGATTAATCATGGATTGGTTAAAAAGCATAGCACCTACGATAGCTACTGCGATGGGTGGTCCACTTGCGGGTATGGCGGTTGAGGCCATATCCAAAGCTATTGGGGTTGACCCTGCTCAAGTGCAAGAAACCATTAATTCAGGGAAAATGACTGCTGACCAAATAGCATCATTGCAAACTGCTGAAATTGCTTTAAAAGCTAGAGCACAAGAGATGGGGTTGGACTTTGAAAAGTTGGCGGTGGCCGACCGTACTTCTGCCCGACAAATGCAGATCAGCACTCAAAGCTATGTACCCCCTACCCTGTCAATCATGATTGTATTGGCTTGGGCTATCGTGCAATGGTTCTTACTTACCCACATTATTGATGGCTCAATGCGTGAGCTTATAGCCCGTGTCTTGGGTACGTTAGATGGCGCACTTATGCTAGTGCTTTCTTTTTACTTCGGTAGTTCTGCTGGTTCTCAGGCCAAAGACACCATGATTCACAATTCTGTACCAAAATGACAACACTTTTATCACCTCATTTTTCACTTGAAGAATTAACCGTTACTGACCACAGGGAGTTTACAAATGAACCTAATGACCTTGAAAAAAATAATCTTAAACGTTTGGCAGAGCTACTTGAACAAGTTAAGCGACATCTTGGCGATAAGCCAATTATGGTTAACTCAGCGTTTCGGTCTAAGCAGATTAATGACTTGGTGGGAAGTAAGGACACTTCTCAGCATCGTGTTGGGTGTGCTGCTGATATTCGTGTGCCTGGTATGACCCCAAATGATGTAGTTAAAGCCATAATTGCATCAGACATACCCTACGATCAAATCATTCGTGAGTTTGATAGGTGGACGCATATAAGCGTACCCAATGACCCTACTGGTAAACCTAGAAAACAGGCACTTATCATAGACAAACTCGGTACAAGGGTTTATAGTTAATTGTTGTTTTTTCTTTGCAAGCCATTTAAGGGAGCTAACCACTCCCTTTTTTTTCGTAAATGTGTCATATAGATAAACGACAATAACTTCATGAAAATCAAACAGTTGGACACTATTGATCATGAACATCTTTTAATCAAGATGCAAAAAAGCTGTCTACCCAACGATGAGTTATACGATGTCACTAAGGGTTATTGGTGGGGAGCTTTTGATGGCGATTTATGTGTGGGGTTTTCTGGCCTTGTTCCTAGTACCCGTTGGGGCGATTGTGGTTATTTATGTCGCTCTGGAGTTATTAGATCGTATCGGGGCAAGGGAATCCAGAAGAAACTTATTAAAGCAAGGGAGCGTAAAGCACGTTCTCTAGGATGGAATTGGTTAATTACCGACACTTATTCTAATCCACCGTCATCCAATTCTTTAATTTCATGTGGTTTTAAACTATTTGAACCCACCAACCCTTGGGGCGCAAAGGGTACTCTTTACTGGAGAAAACACTTATGAGATTCCTAAGCGACATGGAGTTTATAACTCTTTTTGAGATGTTTAATAGCAATCCCACAATCATGGCCAAAAACCTTGGTTTGTCAGTAAGAGGTATCCAAAACAGACGAAATAGACTGGAGGCTCATTACAAGCAAAACATGAATACGATGGAAATCAAAGAAATGATTGCTCCTAAACCAGCAAGGATTAGTCTAGGTATAGAGAACGGTACGGTGATAGTGTTTAGTGATGCCCACTTTTGGCCTGGCATCAAGACTACTGCTTTTAAGGGATTGATTTGGGCTATTCAGAATGTCGAGGGACTGAAAGCAGTTATTAATAATGGGGATGCCTTTGATGGAGCCTCTATAAGCCGTTTTCCTAGAATTGGGTGGGATAGTACTCCGAGCATTATTCAAGAGCTTAAAGCCTGTGAAATAGCCCTTGGCGAGGTAGAAGATGAGGCTAAGAAGGTCAACCACAAGGTTAAGTTGATATGGCCACTTGGAAACCATGATGCTAGGTTTGAGAACAGGTTGGCAGCGAATGCTCCACAGTATGAATTTGTTAAAGGGTTTTCTCTTAAAGACCACTTCCCGTTATGGGAACCATGTTGGTCCACCTGGATAACAGAAAGCGTTATTGTTAAGCACCGATGGAAAGGTGGAGTTCATGCGACTCATAATAACACCGTTAATTCTGGAGTTTCAATGGTTACTGGCCATCTTCACAGTTTAAAAGTAACTCCGTTTGATGATTACAACGGCACTAGGTTTGGTGTTGACACGGGGACTTTAGCTGATCCATCTGGACCACAGTTTGAAAACTATTTAGAAAACTCTCCTACCAACTGGAGAAGTGGATTTGTGGTGCTGACATTCCATCGAGGGCATATGTTGTGGCCAGAGGTTGTCAAAGTGGTGGACTCAAAGCACGTTGAGTTCAGGGGTAAAGTAATTAAGGTATAAAAAAAGGGGCCTTTAAGACCCCTTTATGAAGCGTTAAGACCTTACTCTGCGTCTTCTTCTTCATCTTCTTCAAGAGCAATAAATACTGCTTCGCTCAGTTTCTCTAATACATCAACATTGTCTGTTTCAATAGTAACAGTTGTTTCCCAGTCTTCAATTTTAAAAGTGTATTGCATGATTGCTCCTTGGTTAAAGATTACATTCTCACTCAGAATTATGACAACAAGCTTTCATTACCCGTTGTAATTTACCTGATTTACCAGGTCTTTTTTCTCCTGTATCTAATACTAATTGCTTAGTCATTAGTGCTTTATACCTAGCGGTGATGCTTGGGTAAGAGAAATTCTTTAATTCGGCTATGACATCATCAGAGATACACCCGTTTGGATGCGTTCTAATGACCTCATAGACGATACTTTCCATAGTCTTGGTATCTACGGCATGGGCAGATGCTACAGACGTTTCTACGGCCTCTCTGCGGTGCAGAAACTTAGGAAGTGTGCCAAATAGATTAAACATCAGAAGGGTACGTCTTCGTCTACTTGGGTGGCTTTGCGTGTAGGCTCAGAGACTTGACGGTCTTTTGGGCTGATCGACAAAGACATAAACTTGGTTCCTTGCTTACTGGTCTTTAACCAGGCATTGATCCAAAACTCTTCACCGTTGACATTGATCTGTCCCTTATAGTCAGGCATTTGTTCGGTGGTTTTCTTGTCATTTTTAAATAGGCTACCCCTATTACTGTTGTCAAATTCTTTAGTTTGCGTTCTTGTAAAAGTCATTTAAATACTCCTGTAGGTTTCGTTTCTGATGATTCTTGAAATTGTTGATGAGGTAACCCCATAATAATTAGCCATTTGTTTGTTGAGTGGTTTATAAATTTCCTTAACTAATCTAATATTGTTTGCATCATCTTGACTTAAACGAGCACCACCATTTCTTTCGCCAACGGTAGCGGTTCCATGTTTAATAGCATCAGCCACGTTTTCTTTTCTAGTGCCCCAACTAAGATTTTCCAATCTACAGTCAGATCGAATGCCATTTTTATGTAAACATTCTTCACCTTTTTTTGGAAGTCTTACAAAAGCTTTTAAAAGCAATTGATGAATATAAAAAGTTTTACTTTTACAATTGACAGAAAAAGTAGTTACTGGATATCCATCACAATTAAAACTAATTTTCTTTTCCTTGCAATCCCTCCAAACTCTTCCATCTTTAGAAAGAATTACATTAGGTATGCCAATTAGTTTACTAATGTCTTTTGTTTCCATTTAGGCTCCTTTTAAAGATTCACCGTATTTTTTCAATGTAGAACGCACTTTTGAATCAAGCAATGACCACAGGTAAGTCTTTTCCTCTGCATCGATTACACCCATGTACTCTTCATATGCCCCTGTAAGGTCATCACTTTGCATATGAGCAATTATTTCCATAGCGACATCTTTAAGTACCATCATTTGCCTTTCGCTGACTACAGANCCGTCTGTGGGCTTGTGTTTTGGAGTGTCTTTTCCTGTAGTCATGTCCAAGGCATCGTGCTCCACAATCTCTAGGGCACTTACCCACAAGTATCTGCGAATATAAGTTTCTACCGCCCCCAAGTTCTGCACGGGGTGGCAACCTTTAAGTGCTGCCTCA